ACTACCAATGAAGCTGAATATCGTGGACGCAAAGTACCACTAGGCACGAAAATGCCTGGCGATGTCAAGAAAAGCAAAGTGTATGTAAGAAAGCCAAACGGTAATATTGTCAAGGTAGAGTTTGGTGATCCGAACATGCGTATCAAAAAATCGAATCCCAAACGCCGTAAAAGTTTTAGAGCAAGACACAACTGTGCCAATCCAGGACCAAGATGGAAGGCACGTTATTGGTCATGCCGTTCGTGGTAAAAATTAACAAGGAAAATCAATGAAAAAATTATTAGCTGTTCTATTATTAACACCCGCATTTGTATTTGCACAAAAAGCACCACAAGGCGTTACCTACGACGCACAAGTTGTTCGTGTTAACGACGGCGATACAGTTGTTATTGCTGCACCATTTTTACCACAACCACTAAAACCAGAATTAGCAGTTAGAGTATACGGTGTAGATACACCAGAGAAAGGCCACAGAGCACAATGCGCCAGCGAAGATCAACGTGGCCAAGCTGCATCAGCTTTTACTAAAAATGCCGTGGCCAAGAGCGTTAAACGTCAAGTCGTTCTATATGGATGGGACAAGTTCGGCGGTCGTGTGCTAGGTGACATGATCCTAGACGGACAAAGCTTAAGAGCTATGTTGATTGCAAATGGATTCGCTAGAGAGTATTATGGCGAAGCTAAACAGTCATGGTGCAACTAGTAGGCCCTGACAACCCAGACAACGATTTACCAGTGGTTCCCTACGGGGAACACTAATGAAATACATTTTTGTCTTAATGGTATTTGTTGTAGATGACGGACAGTGGCGTGCATGGAATTCTTATCCTACATTAGACACTTGCGAAGAAGTTATCAAAATTATTACCAATCACAGAGAAGACAAAATTCGAGCTTATTGTTTAGCCAAGCAAATTGAATAATAATTATGTTAAAACTATCAATTTTTTTTATATTTTGGATGTTAACAACTTTTGCAATTAGCCAAGGCGATCTAATAGGTATTGTTTTAGCTATAACTGGTTTTTTATTTTTGTATTTTTACGCAGAAGAATTAGAAGAAAATGGATGAATTGCAGCAGTTAAAAACACTGGCCGGCATAGGTAATCGTGCAGTGATGCAAGAGTACAAGGGATTTGCTGGTAGCAATATATCAGTCACTGGAAACGAAAAAGGCGAACTCATGCGTAAACATGATATTCGCCCCGGAACCGAAGAGTGGTTTAAACTTTGGTTTAGCAAGCCTTATCTCACTGGCGAACAGCCAATCTAAGCAGCAGCTTGATCTCTACCTAAATATTGATTCCACTTAGGATCTTTAACTCGAAACGGGCTATTCTTCCAAGCAGCAGCTAATGCCCAATAATCCGGGCGATACGGCTTACGAACAGGTTTCATAAAATTTTTATCTGCTTTGCGCCAGTTGCAAGCCTTACAACTAGTGACACAGTTGGTCCATTCTGTTCGACCACCTTGGCTGATAGGAACCACATGGTCGATAGTGAGATCACTAAAATCAAAAGTATCTTCGCAATATTGGCATTGATAAAGATCTCGCAGGTACATGTTGTATCTAGTAAAGTTTACTTTCCGCTTAAAATTAAAGTATTCTTTGGTTATAGCTACACTAGGCACATTAATGGCTAGCTTTTCGCTATGAATAATCCAATCCGGATAAGTTTCAATCACTTGAATACGGCCCAGGTACATGAGTTTCACCGCATGTTGCCAATGGATAACACTTAGCGGAAGTACACTAATTGGTGTATAATCTTTGTTTAAAAGTAAAGTATGGCTCATAAGTATTAATATGAATAACGATATACAGAGTATTATAAAGAGTCCGTACCAAAAGGTCAACTTTTCTGAAGAGCAAATCGTAGAGTTTATGCGGTGTGCAGATCCGGACACAGGACCGGAATATTTCATGAGCAATTATTTCTACATTCAGCACCCGGTTAAGGGCAAAATGCTATATCAACCTTTTGGGTATCAACAGAAACTTATAGATACTTATCATTCTAATAGATTCAGTATCAGTCTTATGCCTAGACAAACTGGTAAAACTACTAGTGCAGCTGGGTATTTGCTTTGGTTCGCTATGTTCAAACCAGATAGTACTATCCTGATTGCAGCACACAAATATACTGGTGCCCAAGAAATCATGCAGCGTGTTCGCTATGCTTATGAACTTTGCCCAGATTGGATCAGAGCTGGTGTTACTAGTTATAATAAAGGATCAATTGATTTTGAGAACGGAAGCAGAATAGTAAGTCAAACAACTACAGAAACAACCGGTCGAGGTATGAGTATTACACTACTATACTGTGACGAGTTTGCATTCGTTAGGCCCACTATCGCCAAAGAGTTTTGGACTTCAATTTCACCTACATTAAGCACAGGTGGTAAAGCAATTATCACTTCTACTCCAAATTCAGACGAAGATCAATTTGCTTTTATTTGGAAACAAGCTAACAAATGCGTAGATGGATACGGAAATCCTACTAATCTTGGAATTAATGGATTTAAGGCATATCAAGCTCGTTGGGACGAACATCCTGATCGTGATGAACAATGGAAACGAGAAGAAATTGGCCGCATTGGTGAAGAGCGTTTTAGACGTGAACACGGATGCGAATTCTTAATTTATGATGAAACTTTAATTAATTCTATTAGATTATCTGAACTTGAATTTAAAGATCCTATTGAACGACAGGGACAAGTTCGTTGGTATCAAAAACCACAAAGAAACAAGACCTATTGTATTGGACTAGATCCCAGTCTAGGAACTGGTGGTGATCCGGCAGCTATACAAGTATTTGAACTACCCTCAATGATACAGGTAGCAGAATGGCAGCATAATACTACTCCTATACAAAGACAAGTTGTTATCCTTAAAGAAATTTGCGAATACCTGTATGACTCAATTGGCACTCTAAATGACATTTATTACAGCGTTGAGAATAACACACTAGGAGAGGCAGCTCTTGTGGTTATCAATGAAATAGGGGAAGAAAATATCAAAGGCACTTTTTTAAGTCAGCCAGTAAAAGCCGGGCAAGCAAGATTGCATCGAAAAGGATTCACTACAACTAACAAATCTAAAATTGCAGTCTGTGCTAAACTAAAAAATCTAATAGAAAATAAGAAAATTACTATCAACAGTAAAAATTTAATTAGCGAATTGAAAACTTTTGTAGCTCAAGGAACAGGATTTGCAGCCAAAATTGGCGAAACCGACGATTTAGTAACTGCTACTTTACTTGTACTCAGAATGGTGCAGAGTTTACAAAGCTACGATTCGGAGCTAGACGAAAAACTAAAAGACAGCATCGACGACTACATAGCACCCATGCCCTTTATAATGATTTAACGATAAATAATATACTATGCGAGAACTAGATAAAATTTCAGCAGCTTTATTTGATAAAATACGTGCCCGTTTTGACCATGTCAATATTGGTGATGAAAACGCCCAGCGAGTCACAGATCCTGAATCGGCTCGTTTCTTTAATTTTGATTATATCAGCGAAAGTGGGGAAAACTTTGGTAATGTCACTATTAGTTTAATCGACGAAGACAGCATCAAAGTTTATTTTGGATCAAACATTACTAATGCTTTAGACGAAGAGCAAGAAACAGAATGGTATAGATTTCTTCGCGGTTTGAGAGAATTTGCTCGACGTAATATGTTGTCCTTTGATGTTCGCGACATTAATCGCAGCAATTTGGATTTAAAGGATATTAAACAGCAGAGCGTGTCAGACGCAACATATGACAAAGAAGAATTAGCGATTGCTGAAAGCAAGTTGTACGGACATGGGAACAATCGCCGAATAAGCTTTGGTGATGTTGGTACACACAAATTAATTATTAAACATCGCGATCAAATTGACCCAGACAGACACGGTGCCAGAGCAAGACAAATTGAACATCTGTTTATCGAAACGCCAATTGGCGAACGCTTTTTACTAGATCATAACAATTTGCACGGTGCAAGAGCAACAGCCAATCATTTGCGACATGGTGGCAATATTGGGGACGAAGGCAGTCAACTTATCAACGAAATGGTCAAAGAAATGGCCAGTATGAAACACTTTGTACGTTCAATGCGTAATCGTACATTTGAAGATGCTGAAACAACTGGTATGGTTGAAGCAGCCGTACATCGCTATAATGAAGTTCGAAACAATTTAAAACGTTTTCAAGGTCGTCAAGGACACGAACTACTAATGAACATGTGCGGCCAATCGCAGGATCTTGACGAAGTTGATGTTGATTCGTTGCGTGAACGTTTTGTTAAAAAAATATACGATGACAGGTTCAACGAAGCATTACCTTATGTTTATCGAGCTTACAAGAATAAACAAAAAATGGACACACCAATGACATTGGAGTTTGAATCCTGGGCCAATGACATCACAGAACAGACCTGGGATGACGACACCGACGACAGGGACGAACAAGATTTAAATACTCTCATGCAATCTCCTATAGCGGTAGGTGTAGACGGTACTGATGCAATAGCGGCACTTGCTAATGTTCATTTCTTACAAAGCGAAGAACTTAATCAAGCATTAATGCGCCTTAGTCAGACACAAGGGCCAGATGCCGACGCACGTCGTACTATAATTGGATGGTTGGCATCAAACGGAGAAAACGCTTTAGCAAATCAATATATGCAGATTATGCAACAGCAAAACGCCAATACACAACCCGCACCAAAACAGCCCGTACCGCAGCCACAACCAACTGGTGCGAGCACAATGGATGAACCTGTGGTGTCAGAAGATTTGTCTTTTTTACGTCGTCTAGCTGGCTTAAAAATCTAACATGATTGTTAAGCCGGTAGACAAGGATCACCGACTATTCTCTATTGAAAATTTTTTACCAAACGATCTAGCTGATCAAGTTCTTGCCACCACGTGGGACAACATTCAGTGGGCCAGAGGCGATCAACAAGAAACGTGGCACCGGCGCCAGTTAAACATTTCAAATTTGGAACTTTTTCAAAAATTTGATGATCAAGTGTTAAAAAACAAAATTCAAATTGAACAAGAATTAGGAATCCAATTCGAGTATCATCCATTTACTATGTGGTGGTATGACGAACCAAATTTTACGGTTCCTGTACACACCGATGGACATTTGCCATCCAGCATGCAAATATATTGGACAGCAGATTGTGACAATTATGGTACTACATTTTTTGAGTTTAAGAACGTAAATTGTGTAAAATATCAATGCAAGTTTAAATCAAACTCTGGATATTTAATGTTAAATGGACCAAATCAAGATGGAAGTCAACCACTGCAATGGCACGGAATGCTCACACCAGTGCAGCAATTCAGAGTTTCGAGTTATACCAATTTTGGCACTTACAAGTTAAAAAAATAGAAAATTTATTTGACATGCTAAATACACATGTTATATAATTGCACGGTGCAGTTATGTATCTAGGCACATTAAAGACCATCTTAACATATAAAGGACAATTATCATGGCCACTTCATTAGCAGAAATTCGCGCAAAACTACAAGCGCAAGAAACACGTTCGCAAGGCGGACAATCACAAGGCGATAACGCCATCTATGCACACTGGAACATTCCAGAAGGCTCAAGTGCAAAAATCCGATTCCTACCAGACGCAAATACCAAGAACGATTTCTTCTGGGTTGAGCGACTGATGATTCGTTTGCCTTTTGCTGGTATCAAAGGACAAAGCGACAGCAAGCCTGTTGTTGTTCAAGTACCTTGTGTTGAGATGTACGGCGACGCCTGCCCAATCCTAGCAGAAGTACGCACCTGGTTCAAAGATCCTGGACTTGAGGAAATGGGTCGTAAGTATTGGAAGAAGAAATCGTATCTGTTCCAAGGTTTTGTAAGAGAAAATCCACTAGCGGATGACAAGACTCCTGAGAATCCGATTCGTCGATTCGTTATTAGTCCACAGATTTTTAATTTGATCAAGGCTGCACTAATGGACCCAGAACTAGAAAGCATGCCTACTGATTACACCGCTGGACTAGATTTTACTGTCACAAAAACTAGTAAAGGTGGATATGCAGACTATTCAACCAGCAAGTGGAGTCGCAAAGAGACTGCACTAACTGCACAAGAGCAAGCAGCAATTGACACTCACGGTTTGTACAACTTGAGTGACTTCTTGCCAAAGCGTCCGGGTGAAGTAGAACTCAAAGTAATCAAAGAGATGTTTGAAGCATCAGTAGATGGTCAAGCATATGATCCAGATCGTTGGAGTCAATACTTTAAGCCTAGCGGCTTTACTGGTGGCAAGAGCAGCGACGATGCAGAAACAGCCGCACCTGCTCCAGTAGCAAAAGCAGCACCTGCTCCTGTTCAATCTTCGAGTCCTTTTGTTAGCGACGATGAAGAAGACGAACCACCAGTAGCAACTGCACCTGTGCAGACACCTGCTGCAAAACCTTCGAGTCAAAAAGCCGAGGACATCTTGGCCATGATTCGAAATCGTAGCAAACAATAACACGTCTCGGGCCTCTGCAACTTGGTTGTATGCCCGAGTTCTCTTACGATGATTAAATCAATTGGCTTTGCTCTAGATCCAACTAATATTCCTGCCTTTCTATTAGATTGGG